TACACCCTCCGCTGGTTCTTCTCTTCCATATTTTTCACCGCAATTGTTCCTAGTTCCTAAAGCAAAAAAAGGCATTCCATTAAATATAGTTCCATCATTTACAATTATTGTAGTATCAACATTACTACTAAATTTTATATTTGAAAATCCATTCGGTCTTTTATCAATTCCATCAAATTCTGCTATATATGGAAAATTTGCTCCTATTCTATTAACTTGGTCGTTTAAATTTTTACCTAAATCTATTTCCATTATTTTAGTATTTAAATCTAATCCCCCTCCTGAATCATCATCACAATTATATAAAGCTATAAATTGTCTATTTGGTTCAAATTCAATTCTACCTAAAGTATATACTGTATCGATAAAAGGTGGTACATCTCTTACTTGAAATGAAAAAGCATACATAAAACCTGCTGGTAATGCTGTTCCATCTTCTGCCTGACCTTCAAATATTTCTACATATTGAATAGTATTCAAACTTGCTGTATCACCATCATTATCAAATCTAACACCATTTGCCCCAAAACTATAAATAGGTGTATCATAAGGTTTATAACTAAAACAATATAAGGCAGGATAAAATCTTAAACTGGTTCTTGGTGTATCTACTCCGGCTATTTGTCTTGTTAAATAATCTCCAAAAAATTGCTGATTTACTGTTAAAACATCATTAGCAAAATTTTCTATTATAATTTCGCTTGGGTCTATTGCTAATTCTTCATCAAAATTATTATTTCCGTCACTTCCATCTGTCATGCTTAAAAAAATTGCTCCTGTTTCCCATTTTTTATAATCTTTACAAAACATATTAGAATATACTTTATGTTTAAATGCGTCCGCTGTTGGACTTGTTTGCATGTTGGCTGGTATATTTTTTAATGTTGTTCCTGAAATATTAAACATTTTTCCACTAAATTTTATATTTTCAAATGATATATTTTCTTCTTGGTCTATATCGTATCTGCCTCCTACAATTGGGACTATATTATCTTCACTATTTATTTTAGTAGCCGTCCATTGATTATTTATTTTAAATATTATTTCGTCAGGTGATTCTATTAATTTATCTCCTAAATCAATATTCATGTATCCTTTAAATGCCCTTGGTGAATGATCGTTTGCTGTATGCGGAACACATCTTACAGGGTCAGAAAATAAATTATCCATATATACCCATTTAGAACCGTCAGGAGCATTTTGATTAATTGCTGTTGTTAGATTTGCTGGAGATGATATTCCAAATTGTTCGTTTCTTCTAAAATCTCCTCCGTCTTGTGGGTATTCTTGTCTTCCATCTTGAGGAGCAACTGGAAGTGCTGGTTCTGTTGGTTGAAATCCATCTTTAAAAAATCTTGGACTATAATCAAAAGAACCATCAGTAGGTGTATTTTCATATAAAATAGCACTTCTGCCTGTTGAATCAAAATCATTTAAATAATAATATACTTCTTCTGTTGGATCTCTTCCAAGCACTAAAAAATTAACAAATTGAAATATTTTCTGTCTATATCTAATTACTGCTACATTTGAACCTTCAGGAATTTTTCCATCTCCTGTAGTTTCAAACATATTTCTAACAGATAAAGGAAATGAAACCATATTAAACCCATTATGATTTATATAAAATATATTTTCAATACCCATAAAAGATGACGTATAAGGATATTTTTCACTATAATTTTTATTACTTACTTCAATCATATTCTCATTTGCTCCCTCTTGTTGAATTATCGCCCCGTCTAATGATATGGATGATAATTTAGGAACATTCAAATTAGGTATTTTAATAGTGAAATCATTAGGACTAATCTCTTCAGTATTAGTATGACTTGCTTCTATAATAATGGTTTTTTCATAACTCATTAATATATATAATATATTATAATATATAAATTAATACAAGAAATAAATACAAGAAATAAAATAAGTCTTTTTTTTGAAGATAAGTTCGTTTTTTTCCTAACTTTTTTTATAAGCCCCCTATATGAAGTTTCAAAAGTTTAGTTTTTTTTAGACTTATTAGCTGTTTTTTGACTGATTTTTAAACTACTTCAATTGTGCCATCTTTTATAATTAAGGTTTTCTCCACAACTGATAATACTAACAATTCTTTATTATCACCATTTAGACCTGCTGGAATATCTCTTGAGATGCTTAATTGTATTGGAACACTACCAACCGTTGTACCACTGCCCTGAAAATCAATTTTAGAAACATTACCGCTATTAACATCCATTATACTTTTTTGAAGATCAATTCCCAAATAATAATTACAAGCATTTAGACCAATTCCATTAGCATCTAATAATCCATGTCCTGCTATTCTTGCTACATTAGATATTAAACCCTTTTTAGCAAAAAAAGCCCCTTCAGCAACTGCACCTCCCCCTTCAGCAACTGAAACCTCATCTAACTCATCACCCACTACATCCCAATTACAGTAGGTAGAGAAAGGACAAGACCATCTATTACCATACGCCGAAGATAATCTTTGAACTTGTTCCCCATAACTACTAACAGGATTTACATATAAATTTTGACCGTTTATTTTTAAATTTACCGAAACGCCATTAGGTAACCTACTAGGACATACACTACAAAATCGGCCATTAAATTTATTTTGTCTTTTCCAAGCATCGCCACCATTTTCTTCAACACTTGGAGAAGGTTTAAAAATACAATATAATTGCCTAATTGTTTTATCAGTCATACCCAATAAAAGATTATGTTTTGCAGTATTTCTAACACCTCCTGTGGCTGTTAAACCTTGTAAATTAAAACTATTAATATTATAATCACCGAACGTCAATGCTAAACCTTCTCCCATAATAGCTTTACCAACATCGCTATTATTTTCATAATGTAAATAATCAACTAACATTTTTACAGAATCTGTTTGAATTACACAACTTAAATTATTACCTAAATCACCCTGTGCATTTAAACATCTATGCTGATTTTTTGGTGCAACAAGACTTCCTCCTTGATTAAAAGTTAATACTAGACTTACTTCATCATTAATAAACATTAGGGGCAATTGTAGAACATCAGCATTTGATGCAGTTAAAGATTTAGGAAAAAGGTCTTCTAAAGATAAATATCCCTCCATAGTTGTATTTGCATCATCAGTCAATCTATATGGTATTTCGTTATAATGATCTACTGATTCAGAATAAGCAACACCGTCTTTATAATCACAATCAGGAACAATTTTACCATTTCTACTAGCATCAACACCATAAGTGCCTACTCTTGAAGGAATCCAAGTATTATTTAATCCTAATCTTGCTTTTTGGACTAATTTTCTAAATTGAGGGGGTTTAAATTGTGAATTCATAGCAACGGTTTCAGCCACCGCTTCATTTACCATTAATTGTCGTCCATTACACAAAAGCTTAGCTGATTTGACTAGACTTGCTAGACCTGTATTCATTGGATAATAAGCATTTGCTGAATTTGCTACCGCTTTTAAAGTAATTCTTGTATGTCTGCTTAATCTACCTACATTTCTAAAGACAAAAGTAGCTGATTGCTGATTTATATGAATTGGATCAATAATTTCTGTTTGAATCATTTTCAAATTATTCTGCTCTACTGTTTGATTTAACATTTTATATAAACTATACTAATATATTTTATATAAAATGAATTTAACCTAATTTTGCAATACAACCCCTGAAGCAGTTGGGACTAAAACTTTATCACTAAGTACTGATGTATATATTTCATTTGCTGTAGTTCCATCTGCTCCACTAATAATTTGTTGAGAATAATTGGAATTTCCCATAAAATTACTAGTTCCCCCAGTTGAATCGTAATAAGCAGAAATACCATACAATGGAGCTATAGCAACATCACCTGAAGTCCATTCATTATAAGTTCCGTAATTTTCACTAGCAGGACTTAGAACTGTGCTATTTAATAATGCTAAAGGAGTATAAGCAGACATATAATGATATTGTCTTTCAGTATCATAATTAGATTTTCCGTCAGGCTGATTTTTATTAATAGGAGTTTCATCTATAGTAAAGTCTAGTGGGAATTTGACACCATTTTTCATTACTTTTGATTCAAAAATATCTACACCTTGTGAATCTGATGACGCAACGGGTTCATTATTTTGTATTTTTGTAGATTGATAAGAATTTTCATTATAACTATTTAATTTATTACTTCTAATAAAACAATTTACAACACTTCTTGCCCTTGATACATTAAAATTATAAAGATTTTGAAAATTTGAAGATTTTAAAGTCGTATTAAATGATGAATAGTGACTATATACGACACCACCTTTAGGAATTGGTGCAGGTCTATCTAAAATAATATTTTTATAGGTTACTTTAAGATTTCTTATTTGATATTGAGCGCCGCCATTTTTTGGTGCAGGATTATTATTTCCTCCAAACACATAAGGAGAGAATGTTCCACCATACAACTGCATTTGTGGGCTACAGATATTCAATATTAATTTTATCTTCCCTGATAACACACGATAAGGCATAGGAGAACTATTGGATATTCCTGTAAATAAGCGTTGGCACATTGGAAGATCGGCATTTAATACGTTCGCATGAATAATTGATTTTGGTGAAACACCATAAGACCATAATCCCCAAGTAAGCATATCATCCTGAGATAACTGATGCCCTATAATTTTATTCATTTGATGACCGTAATTATTTACTTGTTCTAATATCTGTCCGTTTCCATCTTCCCATACAATAGAAGAAATTATTCCATTATTTCCTGTTCTTGGGTCTGTTAATGTGTAATGATCGTTAGCAAATTTTACAGGGTGTGCGGAAGCACCATTATTGTAAATATTATTATTATTTAAATGTCTATCTAATGAATTTGTTGTAGTTTTAGAACCTTGAATATATCTAACATCATATACTAAATTAATGCTTCTCATATCTAAAAGCATATTATCACTTCCACTAAATTCAAAAATTATCTGATAATTTGAATTACTACTATAATTTTGTATTCCATTAATTGGCGTGGTTTCGGCTTCGACTTTATTGACTAATATTTGACTCATTTTATATATATTAATATTTGATAAATATAATATTTATAAAATTTAAATTAATTTAATTTAATTTGTTTATCTAAGAACAACCCTTGAACCATTAACAACCTTCAAGACTCTAACACTATATACTACATTATGTGTCATTATATTTTGATTTTGATTTTTGTAATTTACTCTTAATCTTAAGTTATTATCTTTTAAATTAAAGCTTGAACCATCTCGCCCTAATCCTCGTCCAATTACAAAACAATTACCTACATGTAGTAAATTTTTAATCGGTATGCTTGTAGCCATTAATGCTTTTTCTAATTCAATTTGTGCTAATACAGAAACCCCCTTAACATCATCTGATCTGCAAACATTTTCTAAAGATACGGGTAATTGTGGTATTAAATTACCATTTATATTGAATTGATATTCGCTAGCTTGAATACCATCTAAAAACGCTCCTCCTAATTCATTTACATAATTAGGGGGCAATAAATTATCAACTTGTGGAGCCTCTCCTATAAGTCTTTCATTATAATTTAAAAAAGCAAACGACCTTGTATTATCAGCTGGTATATATAATTCTGTTTGTGTTGCTCCTGTAGGTATATTAATTTTATAGTCGTCATAGGTTCTATATTGTATTACAGTTTTACCACTATTAAATCTTTGGACTAATTGTTGTAAATATTGGGGGGGCATTGATACAACTTCAGCTGTGTATTGCAGATCGGTTACTTCATAAGAAATATTAATATCATTTAAATCAGGAATAATTGGAGTACCTAAAGCCATTGTGGCTGTAGGAGTTACATTAGCAGAGAATATTAATTCAATTCTTCCTGTTCTTATCTTAATTTCTGCTATTGTAGCAGTCAAGCCATTTGGTGATCCAAAACATTCAAGAGCAGTAAAATTACCTCCTGCTTTTTTTGCTATTCGAACTTTACCACCTACTTTAAATAAACAATTATTTAAATCAGCAGTTCTAAACTTATTTACATAAGCAGCAGCATTATCAGTAGGATTTGCTAAAATAAGACCTGAAATAGGATTTGTAGGAACAGGGTCTGTTGCTAGTTGCTGTGCTCCTGCTCCATCTACATAACCTCTTATACTATAAACTCTTGGGTCATTAAAAGCAGTAGCACTATTTTCAACAGCGATAGTTTGCCTTCTTCCATTAATTCCTACTTCTAATTCAGTTCCGTTTCCCATATCTCTTCTTTCTAATTTTTCAATTTGTCCCATACCACCATTAAAAGCAGGTCTTTCTGTTACATCACCAGCAGCAGCTGTTGCTTGACTTCTAATTTGTCTTGGAACTAATAATTTATGTGCTGGTAAAAGTCTTAATCTAATAGTAATACCTTGTGTTAAAATATTAGCCCAATTCTCATTTCTATAAGGGTTAAGAATTCCTGAAAGGTTAAATCTATATATAACTTGAACTTTCCTTGATAAATCACTATTCACACTTGCTACTCCTCCAGCAACAGCAGGTGCTTTTTGATAATATTGTGAGATAGTTCCGCCTCCTCTAGAGTTATTAGTTGGAGTAGTAAAATTTGTGGATTCATGAAATACCTCAGCAACAGAAGGACATCGACCTTGGAAAATTCCACGAATATTCTTATCGTTATCATTTTCCCCATATTTTGCATAAATTGCTTCTAAAAGATGTAAATCTGTAATATTTTCTAATTGGACTTGCTCGTTAAAATCAGTTATAGTCATTTCTCTAAAAATTCGACCACCTCCTAATAATTCACTAGGATTCATATATACAGGACAATTTGGGATCTGAACTGAAAAAACTAAATAACTATTAGCTGTATTTATCATAGGAGCCGAACCCGCATCAATCTTAATTTTAATTTCATCATTTTCTTTAAAAATTTTATTGCCCTGAATTGGAAGAAATTTTATACTTTTCGCTGATGATTGCATTTATATATATATTGTATATATATTTTTTATTTTAAATTTATTTCTTAATATAAATTAATGGAAAAAGAATTATTTTTCAAAGTTTTTGATAATAAACCAATTTGGTATATCATAAAAAATTTTAATATAATAAGTAAAAAACAAGCAAAAAAAAATAATGATAAAGTTATTAAAACATTACAAAAATTCAACAAAAATTATCAGAGATTTTTAAAAGGATGGTCTTGGCACAATGTGCACCGTGATATTAGTGAAAGATATTTATTTTATATAAAAGCAGTATTACCACATATTCATAAGGGCTCTTATTGGACTCATGAATTCACACCATATATGTTGTGGAAAATATACAATTACAGATATTATTTTTATGTAGATGATGATTATGATTAAAATCCGCTAAAATGTTGAGATTGATTATATATTGATACATTATTAGGTGCTACATATCTACCACCTAAATTTATATTTTGAGAAACTTTAGAAATAGCATAATTTTCTTGTTTTTGTATTTTTGAGGTTGGGTTTTGTAATTCATTAGATAAATCTACAGCACCTTTTACAATACCTCCTATTGTTAGTGCAGCACCAGTGAGTGCAGCCAATCCTTCACCAACAACAGGTATAGCAGATTCAGCTCCTTCTATACCCAAACCTGATAATAAAGATTCTCCTACATCAGCTCCAATTGTTTCAGCACCTTCGGCTAATGTTGGGGCTAAATCTTCAGCAGATTTTCCAACACTTTCGCCAATATCTTCAGCACTAGCCTCTAAAGTAGCTTTTTGACTTCTTGCTGTATCTAATAATCCTTTTCTCGCATCAGGAAAAAATTGCCCTGCTCCTCCTGTAGGGTCTTCATCAGCTCTTACCATACCCAATTGATCGGCGAAATCATCTATATTTTTTCCTGTTGGTTTTGATAAATCTTGTAATTCAAATCCCCTCTGTGATACATTTCTTTCAATAGTTCCGCCTCTAAATTCATTTCTTCCAAATAACATCTCTCTATCTAAATCGCTTAAAGGTTCTGAAGTTGATTCACTTTCAGGTGGAACATAAGGGGCACCTACATCTACGCCTGCTGGTTCTGCTACAGGGTTAATATCGGGCTGTGTTGGTAATTTATAAGATGGTTCTAATAAACCAGTTCGTTCAGGGATTACAGTATCTTCTCCCCTTATTGAAATACCTATATCAGGTCTTAAACTTCCACTTGGTCTAGGTCTATATTCTAATGGGTCAAATGCTGTTAATAAATCTTCTTGTTCTCCAAATTTAGGAATTGATTGGGCTCTAGGGTCGCCTACTTGGGGTAATTCTATATCTGCTGGTCTTGATTCAATTTTAAAATCAGGGTATTCTTGTTCTCCTAAATCTGTTTCTTGTGCTGTTGGTTTAGGATTTCTAAATTCATCAATTTTAGTTTTTATTTTCTTTTTAGTATCTTTAAAGAATTGTCCTACTTTTTGACCGAATGTCGGTTCTTGGTCTGCTGATAATGCTACCCTAATATTACCTCTTGGTTCAGGTAAATCTTTAAATCTTGGTGCCGTTTCATTAAATTTAGCAAATAAACTATCCTCTGTTGCTGGTGTCGTAAAATCGAATTCTTGCAATTGTGGTCTAAATCTATTAACAGTTCTTGTTGATACTCCAAAATCTTCAAAGCCTAAATCAGGTTGTTCGGGGACTGGAGCGGATATTGGTTCATCAGGTGTTATAACTGGTAATCCTTCAGCAGTTTCAATTTGTGTTGATGGTATTCCTTCACCTTCGCTAGGTCTGCCAAATGCTACAGTTCTACCCGTTGAAGGGTCAATAGTATCAACAGATTCATAATCATTTACTAAATCATTTTCATCATGAAACGAGGGATCTTCTTGTCTTTCTGTTTCAGGTTCGCCTATTTTTCTTTTTTTGATTTTAAATCTTTTTTTCATTTTTGATACAGAATCTTCTAAAATTTTCCTTGATAATGTTGAACCTTCAATAAAACCCCCTGTTTGTGTCAGTACAGATGTTGCCTCTTGTTTTTTTTTTATTAAATTTTCATAGGAACTCATAGCCTCACTTTTTTCATTATTAAATTTATCGCTAATAGATTGTAATTTACGTGCATAAGCATCTCTAGCAGAACCTCTTAAAAGTCCTAATTGTGACCTCATAGATGTTTGCTGATTTCTATATCTTTGTGAATAAATATCGGTCATATATATATTATTGTAAAGATATTAAATATGCCTTATGTTTTTGACTTTTATTATGCTTTGATTTATTACACCATTTTAAATGGCTCCCACATGCACACGTATATTCTTTTTTATTATATTCTTCTTTATATTTTTTAATATGTAATTTATTTCTCAATTTCCATTTTTTAAGATAATCTACTTTTTCTTCAGGTGTTAAATATGGTTTATAAGTATTTAAATTTTTTTCATTTTCTTCTAATATATTTCTTTCTATCTCACATGGATTTATTGAATCATCATTTAAAGTTTTTACTTCTTCAAATTCCCAATTATTCCATCCGCCATTTTCTCTAATAAATTTATATACTTTTCTATTTGGGAACCTAATATATGCCTCTTTATGTCTATTAATTCTACAATCTAAATTTTTTGTTTGTCCTATATACACTTCTCTAATTTTAGTATCTCTACATTTTATA